CTTACTGCTCCTGATGTAATCATAAGAGGCTTGCAATGAAGCCTGACAGTCTGCGAGTGCTCCGTTGATAATCTCAACCTTTGCTGAAGTGTGAATTGTAGTGCTCATTAGTTTTCTCCCATTGCATTATAAAGTTTGTTGACCTCAAACAGGTCATTGCCAATCTTGGTGACGAACCCAGCTTCCAGAGCCTTCTCAAGTATCTGGTCAGCATCTAGTTCAAAGTTAAAGTTCGGGGCTTGAGACATGAAAAGTGCCTTCTTGCTGTACGTGTCTTGCATCATGCCACCTCTTTCAATGTTGCTTCTGGTTCATCCTTGGCGTCCAATGCTTCCAGTGCTTCCATTGCGTGAAGTATTGCTTGTGTTAAGTCTCTGGTCTTCTCAAGTGCTTCCAAATCGTCAAACTTGATGTCCCAGACTGAATGCTCAAACATGTCTTTTGCTTCCTCAAGTAAAAACCTGAGAGTTCTTTCGGTCACATGCACTGTAGCTTTTGAGTGGTAAGTGGCTGTATCCAGATGGATGCTGGCCTCATGTATTGCACTGGTTAAGTCATTAAGATATTTAAAGTCTGCTTTGTCAGTAGTGCCGTAATGGGCGTTATTGGTGTGGCTTATGACATCATGCTTCAATACGAGTAGGCTATAAGTGTTTACTGTTACTAATGTTTTCATTCTTTTGTTCCTTCAGTTGTTCAGTGGCTAAGTCCACTTGATGCGCCACGCCGAAGCATGGCGGCACAAGTAGGCTCAGTAACTGCCGTAGCCGTAGATAACTGCTAGGACTGTGAGGATGATGCCAGACAACAGGGCAAAAGATGCTAGGGCGTCTGGTGTTAACATGCGGTTTATAAGGTCTCTCATTAGTACGCTTCCACAAATACGTTTGTAGATGGCTTGAGGTAAATCAGACGGTTCATGTCTTCAGTGTCACTGCAACAGAAGTTTGCCGCGCCTTCCCATTTGCACTTACGGTTGTAGTGCTCACGAATAAACTCAGTCTTAGCTGTCAGCTTGCGGCGGAAGTAATCGCCCTGCTTCAATGATCTAATCTCAACAACATTGAATGTCTCGCCGTTGCTTGGGTGGATTTCGGTTCGCAATACGTTCTTCATGCTACTTCTCCCAGCTCTTCAGCTACTGCCTCAAGGTGGTAATCCATCTCACTGGCTAACTTGCTAGCTGTCCAGTCAATTGCAAATGTTACAGCGTCTGTGATTTTTCTTATAGATAAAGTCTCGCCCATTTGGTCTTCATAGTCCTCAAGGCAAGCATCAATTGCTAACTGCCAATCATGGACTGCAAGTTTATTATATAATTCGTAGTTGTAGATTAGGCCAAAGCTACCATTACACCACTGTGATTGAGACAAGTCAGCAATCATTTGCTCTGCTGTGTCGTAATATTCTACCTCACAAAAGGTATCAAACAAGTATTCGCTGATAGGGTCAGTGTTATCTAGTTTTACTAAGTCGATAACTTTAGTGATGATTGTTTTATTTGTTTCATTTGTCATTTCTTTAGTTCCTTCTTTTGTTTAAGAAGGTCACTTGCTGTCTGACTAATCCCTCGGCCTATTGTTGGCTCTGGTTTGCGACTTGATCCGCTTTAGTGGAGGGAGTTACAGTCCCCTGCCACACCTTGCGGCCTGTCGCCCATCTATAGTCGTCGGGCAAATGCCTTCAGTGTACCCAAGGAATATCAAAAGATTGCTCCCTCGTCAACTACATATGGCAATTAATTATCAATTGAATACACACGCCAGACTTGTGTCCCCCTTTAGAAGAGAAAGACACAAGATATACGACGGATAGAGACCACAAGCCAGACTATACAGGCTAGTGATGACCTGAGTAGAGCTACATCCCTCAGACTTCCCTTGATGAATGATGCTCCTCAGGTCAAGAGACACTAAAGACCACTAAAGACTACTATAGACTACTAAGGATTACTAAGAACATCCTCAACCAGTAAACATAGAAGAGAACTAAGGATAACTAAAGACTACTAAGGATAACTAAAGAAAACTAAAGAGAACATATGTTCAGCTTAGTTATTCATAGATGATGTCTGATGGTGTCTGATGTCCTGATGTTGACCAGGGACTTGTCCTGATGTTGACCAGGTACTTGAGGTGTCTAGTGTCCCAATCTTTGTTAAAACTATATATGGCANAGCCAGACAATATTCGCTCAATGGCTAATGTCTATCATTTGTCATCTCATATTATACTCACGTATGCCGAGGGATACAGTCTCTCTCGTCACGTTTATCTAGCAATTACAGTGGGTTAGCATAGATCAATCATAGTTTTTTATAGGTTCACAGGATTTTGACCCCCCCGTACCCATATAAATACAACGACTTCAAAAAACAGGACTAAAGCTGTTCTTGTTGTTGTTGTTGTTCGGCCTTTGAAACAAGAGCCACCCTCAGAAACACAATAGTCAGGAGCCTTAGATATGGCACTCGAAACAGGAACATACATTAATAGCCTTAACGCCTCAAACCCAGCCTCAACGGATGGCGTAGCGCAAGCTGATGACCACATCCGTCTTGTGAAGGCCACGGTAAAGGCCACGTTACCCAACGTAACAGGAGCAATAACGGCTACCCAAGCCGAGTTGAACCTAATGGACGGCGTAACGGCAACTACAGACGAGCTGAACCTTGTGGATGGACTTACAGCCACTACAGACGAACTCAATTTACTCGATGGTGTCACTGCAACCACAGCAGAACTTAACTATGTCGATGGTGTCACAAGCAACGTACAGACACAGCTAGATACTAAGATTACTGGAGTAACCGCTGGGTCTGGTTTAGCTGGTGGTGGCACGTCTGGTGCACCCACAATTACACACGGGGTTACCTCTCTCCAAGCATCTGTAGACAACAGTGGGTCTACTTTCATACAGGATGTAACCCTAGATACTTATGGTCACGTCACTGGCCTTACTTCTGTAGTTGTCCCTGCACCTTCAATACCCTTAGAGATTATAGGTTATGCTAACGTAACTGATGTATCGTCAGGGTCTGGTGTAGTAACATCCTTTGACCAAGGCTTCTCAAGTAAGACTAGAGACAGTACGGGCAGATGTACGTTTACCTTTACGAACACCAGAAGCACAGTTGATTACATGGTTTTCTGTACAGATAACAATGGTGGGACTTCAAGGACAGCATCAGTTGGGAGCCAGACAACAACCAGTTTTCAAGTTGAAACCAGAGTTATATCTAGTGGTGGACTAACAGATGACCCATTTTACATGGTTGTCTTTGCACTACCATCATAAACCGATAGATAAGGAACTTAGCCCACTATGACAAACCTACCTATCCGTGGGCTGGGGTCTGTTGGTGTCATTACAGACATCGACCCATATAGCCTACCCATCAATGCCTACACTAGAGCCAAAAACGTACGCTTTAACGAAGGAAAAGTAACAAGAGCACCTGTCTTTAGAGGTATCTCAGGCAACCTTACGATTACACCTAAGTATGCCTATGGCGTAGAAGCCCTCACAGGTTTTGATACAGTGGTGGTGGTCGATAATACCTTTGACATCTACGAGATGGTCAACGGGTCTTTGACACAGAAGTACAATAGTTCATTAACTTCAGATATATCCCCAGTGACTTCTACTATCCTAGCGGATGTCCAATATATCAATAGAGCCGATACCGCCCCAGTACATAGAGTGCCCAGCGCATCCAATTTTTCTGTCTTACCTAACTGGCCTAGCGGTACAACCACGACATCTATGCGTTCATATGGTGACTTTTTGTTAGCCCTTGGAACTGTAGAGGGGGGCGTAGCCTTCCCAAACAGAGTTCGCTTTAGTGACCCCGTGTTAGCTAACCAAGTACCTACGACTTGGGATGCCTCAGACCTTACCAACAGTGCTGGCTTCAATGACCTAGTGCAAATGAAGACCCCCATAGTCGATGGTGCAACCCTCGGCTCCAACTTCTTAGTGTATTCACAAGACCAAGTGTGGATGATGGAGTTTGTCGGCGGTTCTTTTATCTTTAACTTTAGAAAACTCTTTGATGACGCTGGGGTAATCAACCAGAACTGCATTCAAGAGATCGAGGGAAAACATTACGTCTTTGACAAAGATGACATCTACGTGACTGATGGCAACACCAGACAGTCTATATGCGATGGTCGCGTTAGAGACTACATCTTTAATGGCCTAGATAACTCTAAGACTGAACAGTGTTTTGTTTTACATAACTCAGTGCTAGAGGAACTATACTTCTGTTATCACACGGGCGACGACATGACTGTGTACGCTGATGGTGGTGCTTGTAACCGAGCCGCAGTATTCAACTACAAAGAAAATTTGTGGTCATTCTTAGATTTACCAAACGTAGTCACTGGTACTGAAGCTAACGTAAACTCAGTGTTNACCTATGCGGAAGCAACCCAGTCTTATGACGCATTTGGCGGATCATACCATGACCAAGAAAGCCCATATACGAGGACGCCATTAGTTGTGTCTTTATCGGGTGGTGGCGTAGCCAATAGTAAAGTCTACGGTATCGACTTGTTAGAAAGTGGCTCATTGTCACAAGCTGTAGATACTGAAGTATCAAAGCCTTTCTACATCGAACGTGTAGGTCTTGACCTAGATGAACAAGGGATACCCCTGACAGGCTACAAAGTCATATCGAGGTTAGCCCCACAGGTATCCACTGACAGTTCAAATGGTCAGTTTGAGTTTACCTTTGGAGCCGCAGATACCCCACACGCCACACCTAACTATGGTAATGAGGTAACTTTCAATGCTCTTACTGACTACAAGGTAGATGCACGTATGGCTGGTAGGTACTTGTCTTACAAAATGACAGCTACGAATGACAAGGACTTCTCGTTCACAGGTATGGATGTCGAAATTACTGTCACTGGTCGGAGGTAACTAACTATGGCTATCTCAGATAAAATAAACATGCTGGTGTCTACTTACGTTAGACGCCAAGCACCAACACTATCTCCAGAGTTCTTAGCAAACTACTTGCAAGAGGAACTTAGAGAAATTGAAGCGTCTATTAGATCACTAGCAGACGCAAGTATCCAAGTAACCGATAGAGAGCCACCTAACCCAAGAAAAGGGATGGTGCGCTACGCTATCGCTCCTTGGCAACCAATAGGATCAGGCGTCTCTAAACTCGTTGTCTACAATGGCACAGCTTGGATAGCCGTTTAACCACTAAGGTATAGGCAGTTCACCATGTTGAAAATCAAAGAAAACCTAAAGACCAGAACATCAATAATGGTACTACAGGAGCTATTACTTAATGGCGTTGAAACTGGTGAATTAGAAGATGGTATGGACTTAATGCCACTTGAGCACTTCTTTACCCCTATTGATGAGGAGTACGGATGTTGTGCGTATGGCCGCCAATTATTTATGCCCAAAGGTATGGTTGTAGCTGGTGCTTTACACAAGAAAGCCCACCTAACATTTTTGATGCAAGGTACAATTTTAGTTGTGTCTGAGGATGGTGGTAAAAGGCGAATTAAAGCACCATTAACCTTTGTGTCCCCTGCTGGTGAGAAACGAGTGTTTTACATAGAAGAAGACACAACATTAGTTTGCGTACACCTCACCAAATATGGTGCAGAAGAAGACTTAGATTCAATTGAGGATGAAGTTCTCAGCCCAAGCTATGAAGCTATGGGGCTAGAGGAGCCAGACCTGTCAGGACTGATGGATTTCCTCAACAAACAAACATTAGATAAAGAGTAGGAACAATCATGGCATTTGCAATAGGCGGAGCACTGATAGGCGGAGCAGTAGGACTGTATGGCGCAAACAAACAATCGAAAGCGGCGGATGCGGCAAACGCGGCAAACATGGCTTCGTTCAAGCAATACAAACCGTATGTGGACGCAAACCTACAAGGTAGCGAAAATGCACTTGATGGTGTCTTAAACACAGGTGTGTACCAAGGCCAAACACACGCTGGAGCAAATAACTTCCAGACTGGCACAGCTAATACTATGGGCAACTATGGTATGAACATGATGAACAGTGGCAATGCCATGATGGGTAATACAGCTGGCTTTGGAAACAATGCCAATCAGATGTATGGTCAATTCCAAGGCATGGCTAATGCCGCACAGCAAGATCGACTTGGGAATGCTATGAACTACGCATCAGCAAACTCTGGTGGCCTAGTAGACGCCGCAATGCGCGATGACCGCCGTAACCTACAAGAGAACACATTGACTGGCATAGACATGGCGGCATCAGGTTCTGGTAACATGAACTCCAGTCGGGCTGGTATAGCGGAAGCTGTAGCTAAACGCGGTTACGACGACAGACGTGCTGATGTAGCTACAAACATTCAGGATAGTCTTATTGATCGTAGTCTAAACCAACAGGCGACACAGTTCCAAGATCAAGGTCAGGCACTACAAGGTGCAGGACAAGCTAATGATGGCATTCAGAGTGCTTACAACACAGGCATGAACTCTATGGGTCAAGGTGCTAACTTCGGTATGAACGCTGGTAACAGTTTACAAGGTTACAACCAAGCACAGCTAGATGACCAAAGACAACGCTTTGAACAACAGCGTGACTTTGAATTAGAGCAACGCAAAGGCTACCAATCAGGTATGTTAGGCAAGGCTCCACAGACTTCAAACGTGACCCAAGCTAACTTAAACAGTCCGTACACAGCCGCCGTAGGTGGAGCAATGACCGGCTTTGGTTTCGCTAGTGATTATATGGATCGTAAGGCTGAAAACAATAGATATGGGTCAACAGCATTTAACAACAGATATGGCGGAGGTAAGTAATGAGACGACCAGTTCTATCACAAAACTACCCTGACTATAGTCCACCAATGCCTCCAGCGTTGGATAAAGGTAACTCAAACAGTGTTATAAAACAAAACATTGACAGCTTAAAAAATACTCATCCAGCAATATACGAAAAATACAAAAACTATCCAAAAGAACTTGTGGCTGTGGCAAACGGACTTTTAGAACCAGCCAAAGACCCTAAAATGACTACACTGGAAGAGTTAGAAGCACCTAGCACTAGTTTTAAAACCTCCAATTTTAGAGACATCGTTGCTGGTGGTATGAAGACTTATATGCAGAGAAGAAAAGATGACAAAGAGTTTGGTGAAGATTACGCTCTAGACCAACGCGCTAAGTCTCTTGCCTCCATAAGTCGGGCAGAGAAAGACCCTTTTACCACTCTTTTTGATGACGGTAATAAAGTCCCGTCTGCGTACACTGAACCTGTTCTTTACAGTCACCCAGAAGAAGAAAATGTTGGACAGCCAGATAACGTTGAAGAGCCTGCGTTACTGGCTGATTTTACGTCACCAATGCCTACAGGCGCACGTTTAGACCCTTACATGGATATACCTACAGGTATGCCAACCCCAGCCCTTAATGAACTTAGTGCAACAGACAGTGCTTTACTCCCTTCACAGGGAGAGATGCCTACAGGCGCACGTTTAGACCCTTACATGGATATACCACAAGCAAGTGTCCCAGAGGGATACCACAGAATGCCAGATGGCACTCTTATGGCAGACTCTGAAATGCAATCAGCAGATGGCGTACTAAGTAACAATAATGATGTACCAGCTAAAGGTAATGGCATCTTAAACACAACAACCACAGCATCTCAAGATCGTATGTCTTCACCTGTAACTGCAAACGCCCGTGGTTCTGCTATGCCCTATGGCAAAGTAGGCAGAAACGAAATGCTTATGCGTATGGGTGCTAAGATGATGGCAGGGTCTGTGAATGGTCATGGAGCTGGTATGGATGCGGCTTTTACTGAGTACGGT